CTTTGCGCTTACCGCCGACAATATCACGGCTGGCGCACCAACCGTTGCGGCGTCTACACTTGCAGAAGATTATTCGTTTGCGCCGGTAGACATTGTTACGGGAAGCCCAGTCGTAGGCGTTCCAAGCGTGGCGCAAAACATCGCCTTGGCGGCAGATGGAATAGCTGCGGGCGCTCCAACGATTGCTCAGACAACGCTTACCAGCGTTCACGCGCTTATCCCGACAGAGATCACGTCTGGCGCTCCGACTATCGCCAACAGCGCGATCACCGTAAACCATCTGCTTTCGGGCGCAGAGATCACGGCTGGCGCTCCGATTGTTGGCCCAGCGCGATTTAAGTGGCAAGTCGAGCCTGTCGGGCCAGAGGCATGGACGGAGCAAGCGGTTGGCGCGGAGACATGGACTGAGCAGGGGTCTACGGCACCGGCTTGGACAGAGCAGGAGGCGGCGTAATGGAGGCCGAGATGCTTTGGACGGCGGCTCTTACTGCCGGATTGGGGCTGATCGGCTGGGTGCTGAAAAGCGCTGTGGACGAGATGCAGCGACTCAATATCCTGCTAAACAAGACCCGCGAAGAAATGGCGCGTGATTACGTCACCAAAGCAGACAGCAGCACCGTCATGGCGCAGATTGTTTCGCGCTTTGACCGCATCGAAGAAAAAATAGACCGCCTGATGGAAAGATGAGCCATGATAGATCCAGCGACCGCAATCATGGCAGCGTCCACGGCGTTCAACGCGATACGCAAGGGCTGCCAGATCGGGCGGGATCTGGAAGGCATGGCGGGCGATCTAGGGCGTTGGTCTAAGGCGATCAGCGACTTTGACTTTGCAGCGAAGCGCGTAGAAAACCCCAAATGGTATCAGAGTTTCGGCAGCGTCGAGCAGCAGGCGATGGATCTGTTTGTGCAGAAGAAGCAGCGCGAGAATATGCGCGACGAGCTGCGCAAGATGATCAGCGAAACGCTTGGCCCGTCTGCATGGCAAGAGCTAATCAAGATGGAAAACGAGATCCGGCAGAAGCAGAAGGACGCGATGTATAAGCGGATCGAGCGCAAGGAGACGATCATCGCGTGGGCGGCTGGCTTGCTCCTGTTTCTGCTCTGCGTTGGCGCGCTGTTTGGATTTGTCTGGGTAGCGGTGCGGCGGTGATGGCGGACGGCGTGTCAGGCATAGGCAGCGCACCGTTTAACGTAGGTAGCGACATACACCAGCAAACGCAGACGCGTGAGCGCATAGAAGCGCATCTGGTGGAGCAACGGGTAGCCAAGGAGCATAGGGCCAACCACACGCACCTAGATGCGCTCAGGGAGCAGAAGTTGGATCTAGGCAAGGGTTATGATAGGTTTGGGGCCAAGACTACTGCTGACAGGCCGCAAGGCACAAACATCAACATAGAGGTTTGACATGGAAAAGATACTTGCTTGGAAGATCATGCCGCGTCTGATGATGCTGGTAATGACGGTGATGTATATACGAGTTTTGGAATGGGGTATGAGCCTCGACGACTTGTCCACGCAGCAATCCGCAATGATTAGCGTCTGCTCTGGGGCCATGACTGGTGCTTTTGCCGTGTGGCTGGGGTCTGAGAAATGATTGGCCAGATTATAGGCGCAGTCGGCGGTCTGGCGACAAGCTACCTCGACGGCAAGACGGCAATCCAGAAAGCGAATGCCGAGATCAAGTTGAAGCAGGCAACCGGCGAGATGGATTGGGAGCAGTCGGCTATCGAGGCTAGCAAAGACAGTTGGAAGGATGAGCTGTGGACAATCGTTTTCGTGGCCATATTGTGTGCTAATTTTATACCAAGCTGGCAGGACGCGATGCGCGTTGGCTTTGACAATTTATCTAACTGTCCGATGTGGGTACAATGGGGCATGTACGCTTCCATCGCCGCCAGCTTCGGAATCCGCACAATGAAAGGCTTGAAGAAATGAGCGTCGCACTGAAGCTTCTGCAGGAAAAGGTTGGCGTTGAGCCAGATGGCGCATACGGTCCAAATACGGCGCGTGCAATCACCAAGCACTACGGCTTGTCTCGCGTTAAGGCTGCGCATCTTCTGGGGCAGGCGGGCCACGAGAGCGGCGGGTTTAAGCTGACACGCGAAAACCTAAACTATTCGGTGGAAGCCATGATGCGCGTCTGGCCGTCACGCTTCCCCGACGAGGATAGCGCCAAGCCATATGCTCGCAACGGCGCTAAGCTGGCCAGCAAGGTGTATGTCGGGCGTATGGGCAATGAGACGCCGGAAGACGCAGCAAAGTTTATCGGACGCGGCTTCCTGCAGCTAACCGGCAAGAATAATTATAAGGCGTTTGCACATGACATGCGCCTACCCGAGGTGCTGACAGACCCATCTCTGGTGGAGGAAGACTACGCGTTTGAAACGGCCATGTGGTTCTTCGACAAGAACGGCTTGTGGAAGATTGCCGGTGAAGGCGTGAACGACGATGCCATCGCCAAAATCACCAAGCGGGTGAACGGCGGGCATCATGGGCTGAAGGATAGAGCGGATCGCACGCGACAGGCGTGGGATTGGCTGAGATAGCAAACGTGGACGACTGGCGCGTAAAGTAGTATAGTCGTGTAAGCATTGAGGATTTTGATATGACGATCAGCATAACCAAACCCACCGTTGGCGGCAGCGAGAACACGTGGGGGGCAACGGTAAACACGGCGCTTGATGACGTTGTTGACGTTCTAAACGGTGACACCGCAAGCACCCCAGACTTGACCGCTGGATCATGGAAGGTCGGCGGCACGGCAATTACTTCAAATGCAGCGGATTTAAACATTTTATCTGGTGCAGCAGCGGCTGGCGTCACAAGCACTGAGTTTGGATATTTAGACGGCGTTACCAGCGCAATCCAGACGCAGATCACATCATCACTATTCCCCGCTGGCGGCATTATTCTTTGGAGCGGCTCTACGGCAAGTATCCCAAGCGGTTGGGTCTTGTGTAACGGCAGCAATTCAACGCCAGACCTAAGAAACAGGTTTGTTGTTGGCGCTGGGTCTAGCTACGGAGTAAACGCGACAGGCGGCGCAAGTTCAGTCACGCTGTCAATCAGTCAGATCCCCGCGCATAATCACAGTGCAAGCTCTAGCTCTTCAACCACAATCAACGATAGCGGTCACAGCCATTCGATTCCTACGGTGCAAACAAGTGGTAGTGGCTCCCAGCTTGGCTCAAGAGATGGTGGAAACGCGCTGACTATAAACACAAACAGCGCCACCACAGGTATCACTGCATCTACGTCTACAAGCACAAGTATTGGTAATAAAGGCGGCGGCGGGAGCCACGAAAACAGACCACCGTACTATGCACTAGCCTACATTATGAAGACATAACACATGACCCTCGTACCTCTGGACATCCCCGCCGGTTTCTACAGAAACGGAACTGATTTAGAGCAGTCTGGCCGCTGGCGCGATGGTAGCTTAGTCAGGTGGCGCGATAACAGCTTACGTCCAATCGGCGGCTGGCAGGAGCGCAAAGCGTCATTCAGCACAAACCCTGTGCGCGGGATGCACACATGGGAGTCAAACACCGGCACGGCTTATTTAGCTGGCGGTTCATATAACGAGCTGAAGGCCATGACGGGCAACGGCACGACATATGACATCGCCCCGACCGATTTGACGACGGGCCGTGAGGACGCCGAGGTCGAGACGGGTTACGGCTACGGCTTCTATGGCGACGGCTTCTACGGGCAGCCGATACAGCAAAACGAAAACGCGATCCCAGAGGAGGCCACCACTTGGTCAATCGACAATTTTGGCGAATACCTCGTGGCGTGCTCGAAAGACGACGGACGCTTGCTCGAATGGCAGCTAAACCCAGCCGCGAAAGCTGCTGTAATTGCAAATGCCCCGACGAGCAATCTGGGCTTGCTGGTCACGGAAGAACGCTTTATCTTCGCGCTGGGCGCGGGCGGCAACCCGCGTACAGTGTCATGGTGTGATCAAGAGAACAACACGCTATGGACACCCGCGTCCACGAACCAAGCCGGCTCGCAGATCCTGCAGACGTCTGGCCAGATAATGCAGGCGATCCGCACCAAGGGGCAGACGCTAATCATAACAGACACAGACTGTTTTTCCGCTGTATATGCAGGCCCGCCATTTATTTACTCCTTTACCCGCGCTGGCACCTCCTGCGGGGCAATATCGCGCAAGTCTGCTGTAGATACGGATCTGGGCGTGTTTTACATGGGCCAGCGTGGGTTCTTCTATTTTGACGGCAACAGCGTGCGCGAGCTTCCATGTGACGTGCATGACTACGTCTTCGGCGACTTCAACCAATCGCAGCAGTCTAAGGTGTGGGGCTTTACCAACGGGCAATTCGGGGAGGTGTGGTGGTTCTACTGCTCCGAAAACAGCACCGAGATAGACAGATATGTGGCTTACGACTACACCGAGCGCCATTGGCTGATAGGCAACTTGGCGCGCACGTCAGGCACAGAGCGTGGCGTTTTTCGCTACCCGTTCATGGCGGGCCACAACGCCGACAGTGACATATATGATCACGAGGTAGGCTTGAACGTAGACAGCGGCGCGGTCTTCGCGGAAAGCGGCCCGTTTTCTATTGGCAACGGCGATCAGACTGCGCATGTCACCAAGCTTATCCCAGACGAGGAAACGCAAGGCGACGTGAACGTGACATTCAAGACACGCTTCTACCCCAACGGCGACGAAAGCAGCCACGGGCCGTACACTCCCAACAACCCGACATCTGTCCGCTTCGCTGGCCGCCAAATGCGTATGCGCGTTGAAGGCGCTAAGCTGGCACCGTGGCGCGTTGGCAATATGCGCGTTGATATAAAGCCGGCGGGGCGTAGATAATGTCGTCGCCGATACTTCCACAAATAGGCGAGGATTTGCGCCAATGGGGGCGCGGCCTGACGCGTTATCTGACGCAAAACTTGTACAAGCTGGGCTTTAAGACGCCTGACAGCAACCCGTCCGAAAACGGCGTCATATTGTGGGATAACGTAAACGCATATCCGGTTGTAAGCAGAAGCAACATTTTTGTTGAAATTGTTGTAAAGGTCGGCGTTCCTCCGACTAGCTCGGGGTCTGCCGGAGATAAGGCCGGCTTGATTAGTTGGGACACAAATTACATCTACGTTTGCAACGGCGACTATGATGGCTCAACGGCTATATGGACTAGAACCTCTCATCTGGGAGGGTCTTGGTAGATGCTTGGCGGATGATTGATAATGTTGTACAATTTGGCCAAGCGCAGCGGGTGACGGTTCTGCCGATACCTGAACGCGAAATAGACGACTACATCGACAGAGGCATGGAGCTGCTGGCTCCGGCGATTAGACGGGTTGAACATAACGTCGATCTGGACGATGTAAGAGAAGACATACTGGCCGGCACGTCAATATTGTGGCTGGTTTACCTTGAGGACAAGTTGACCGCAGCGATCACCACATGCGTTGTGAAACACCCTCAACGTAAGAACCTCAAGATAGAATTTATGGGCGGCAAGCACATGCATGTATGGATGAACAAGGCGGTAGATGTTTTGGCGGGGTTGGCCAAGGACGCCAAGCTTGACGCCGTGGAGGCGGATGGCCGTAAGGGCTTTGAAAGATATGTGGACGGCTCTGCGTTTCGTCCGATCTACACACACTATGAGATGGAGTTGCAATAATGGGCAGCACGACGACGACCAAGCAAGAAAGCACAATGGATCCATTCCAGCAGGAAATGCTGGAGGATCTATACGGGCGCACGACGGAAATAGCTGACACACCATTCGCTGCATACACCGACC